CCTTCTTTTTGGCAAACCCAATTCAAAACATGACTGCCCTGCAATTATAGGACACACCATGCCGCGACCGAGACTGCCGGCAGCAAAGGCCGCAGTGACCGGCGCTGCCCTTCGCCATCCTGAGCGCCACCGCGACCGAAAAGAGCCTGCGAACACCCCGCTGGGCAAGCCTTCAATCCACTTGGACGACTTCGGCAAGCGCGCCTTTGAGGCGTTTAAGCGGGAACTGCCCTGGCTGACTGAGGGCGACCGTGCGCTAGTCGAGGTCGCGTCATCGTTGCGCGGGCGGCTGATTGAGGACGCTGCCGGGGTGGGCGTGTCGGCATTGCAGGCGCTATCTGCGGTGCTGTCTAAGCTGGGCGCAACGCCGACCGACAGAAGCAAGATTTCTGTGCCGGCGGATGAAGAGGAAAAAGACGATTTTTTTGGAGTGAACTAGGTTATAAGACGAAGCCCGGCAGCGCTGCAACGCCACCGGGCTTCTTGCCAAGACGATGATGGAGCATCGCATGGTTGTTGCCAGTTTAGTACCGAATAAGCGTTGCCGAAAGTGTCAACAGGATTTTCCTGCAAACACTGATTGGTTTAACAAGAAGCTTGACGGCTTAACTGCGTGGTGTCGTTCTTGTCGGTCTGCCGATAGGAAGGCGACCTACGCGGCAAATGCCGAGCAGATAAACGCAGCCGTTCGGGCTAAGAGAAGCGACGAGACGCGCGCGCAAGATCGAAAGCGTTACGCAGAAAATCCCGAGAAAAAGCGGGCATCTGTTTTGGCGTGGCGTAACGCCAATCCGGAAAAGTGCAGGTTAATTGATCAGCGGCAGTACGAAAAATTTCAGGATCGCAAAAAGAAACAAGCTGCCGAGTGGTCTCAAAAAAATAAAAAACGCGTGCAAGAAAACATGCGGGCTTGGTTTTCACAAAAACAAGCTACAGACCCTCGTTACCGTTTAGCTAATTCGATTTCTTCATACGTGTACTGGTGTCTAAAAAACAAAAAGAACGGAAAAAAGACGGCCGACATTCTTGGCTATACCATTGAAGAATTGCAGACTCATTTGGAGCGGCAATTTCAGCCGGGCATGTCTTGGAATAACTATGGTCAATGGCACGTAGACCATATTGTTCCGGTGGCCGCGTTTTCCTTCTCCTCGCATGAGGATGAAAACTTTAAAGCATGTTGGGCGATAACAAATCTGCGCCCGCTATGGGCCGCCGAAAACCTGCGCAAAAGAAACCGGCGCGAACTACTTCTTTAGCTGACCGCGCCACGGCCTGGGCAGCCGATGTCGTCGCCGGCAAAGTCATTGCCGGGCCTCACATCCGTAACGCCTGCCGCCGGCACCTTGACGATCTGAAGCTCGGCCATGAACGCGGCCTGCGGTATGACGTTGAGGCTGCCGAGCGCGTCTGGCGGTTCTTTGAGACAAAGCTGCGTTTGAACGGCGGGCAGTTTGAGGGACGGCCTTTTCTGCTGCAACCAAGCCAAGCGTTCAAGCTGGGCTGCCTGTTTGGGTGGAAGCGCGAGGACAACACCCGCCGCTTTCGCAGGGCCTATATTGAGGAAGGCAAGGGCAACGGCAAAAGCCCTTTTGCTGCTGGCGTTGGGCTTTACGGCATGATGGCCGATAGCGAGGCTGGGGCAGAGATTTACAGCTTGGGAGCGCAGCGCGATCAGGCAGCCATCCTGTTCCGCGATGCGGTCAAGATGGTTGATCAGTCGCCCGATCTGGCAAAGCGGGTGACAAAGTCGGGCGGGCCGGCGCGGGAATACAATCTGGCCTGGCTGCAAACTGGCAGCTTCTTTCGGCCAATGTCGCGCGATGCCGGCAAGACCGGCTCTGGTCTGCGCCCGCACATTGGCTTGGCGGATGAGGTGCATGAGCATCCGAGCCGTGACGCCATTGAAATGCTGGAGGCGGGTTTTAAGTTTCGCCGGCAGCCTATGCTGCTGATGATTACGAACAGCGGCACGGATCGCAATTCGATCTGCTGGGAAGAACATGAACACGCGATCCGGGTGGCATCCGGCAACCGCGAGGCAAAGGACGATGACGCCCCCTACATCGGGGAGCCGATTGACGATGATACGTTCAGCTTTGTCTGCGGCCTAGATAAAGACGATGATCCGCTGAACGATCCCACTTGCTGGATCAAGGCTAACCCGCTGCTAGGTACGATCCTGCAACCGGACTATCTCGCCAAGAAGGCCAAGCAGGCCAAAGAACTGCCTGGCAAGCGCAACGGGATCATGCGGTTAAACTTCTGCCGCTGGACGGACGCCGAGAATAGCTGGATCGCCCGCGAGTTGCTTGAACAGCGGCTTGATGATTTTGACCCGTCTGAGTTTGGCAGCGTCCTGGCGGCGGGGCTAGATTTGTCGGGCCGCAACGATTTGACTGCTGCGGCGTTTATTGCGGCTGATGGGTTTACGGAAGACGGCAAGCCCAAGTTTGCGGCGTGGGTGGAAGCCTGGACGCCTGAACAGGGCATCCGGGAGCGCGGCGAGAAAGACCGTGCGCCGTATGAGGCGTGGGCCGATCTTGGCTGGCTCCACACTACGCCGGGCGCGCGGGTTGGTTATGAACACGTCGCCAAGGGCGTGCTGGACGTTCACGAAGCCAGCCCCATTGGGGTGCTGGCATACGATAACTACGCCTTTGACCGATTCCGCGAGGCGGCTGACAGTATGGGGTTAAGCGTCCCTGAGATGCAGCACCCGCAAGCTGGCCGCAAGCGCGCCAAGACGGACGATGGTGACGCCGGGCTTTGGATGCCGGGCAGCGTTACAATGCTTGAAGAACTGCTGATCGAAGGCCGGCTGCGCTTGAAGCGCAACCCGGTGTTGATCAGCGCAATGATGTCAGCGGTGTTCGATAGCGACCCGCTGGAAAACAGATGGTTTGCAAAGCGCAAAGCAACGCAGCGGATTGACCCTGCGGTGGCGCTGGCAATGGCAATAGGAGCGGCGACGATGACGAAAGAAGCCGCGCCCGATCCTATGGTGTTCGTGCTGTAATGGGTGCGCTTTCGTTCATCCGAGACAGCATCTGGCCGGCAACCTTGCCGACCGAGGCGAAGTCCTACGTTGCGCCCACACCGGGAACGGCGGCCTATTCTGATTTCGTGCAGGGCATCAATGGCCTTGTCTCCAAGTCGGGCGAGGCCGTTACACTGCGGCAGGCGCTTGGCGTTTCGACGGTGTACGCCTGCGTGCGGGTGGTGGCTGAAGGCATGGCACAAGTGCCGTGCAAGCTCTACCGCCGCACCGCTGACGGTGGGCGCATTGAAGCGCGCGATCATCCGTTGTGGTCGCTGCTGTATCGCAAGCCGAACCTGTCGCAGACCAGCTTTGAGTTCCGCGAACAGATCGCCATGCACCTGTGCCTGGCTGGCAATGCGTTTGTGGTGGTGACGCGGGACAGCGAAGGCCGGGTGCTGGAACTGCTGCCGTTTGAGCCGGGTTATGTGCGCCTGGAACGCCAGCGCGATATGTCTGTGCGCTATTGGGTGCGCGGGCCTGAGACACGCGAAGTCGAGGTTCCTGCGTCTGCAATGTGGCACATTCGCGGATCGTCGTGGACGGGCTGGCGCGGCGAGGATGTGCTGGCTCTGGCGCGCGATAGCGTTGGGCTGGCGCTGGCAACAGAGAGCTTCGGCAGCGAAATGTTTGCCAACGGGGTGCGCCTTTCTGGCCACCTTGAAGTTGAAGGTACGCCTAGCCCTGAAACGCTGGCGGCGATCCGTTCGACCTGGAACGCTGTGCATCAAGGCAGCGGCAATCGCCTGCAAACGGCGCTGCTGGCTGGCGGCATTAAGTTCAGCCCGCACGAAGTCAAAGCCGATGAGGCGCAGTATATCGAAACCCGCAAGTTTCTGGTGCCGGAAATCTGCCGTTTCTTCCGCGTCATGCCGGTGATGGTGGGGCATCAGGACGGCACGGCAAGCTATGCCAGCGTTGAGCAGATGTTTTTGGCCCACCGCACGCACACGCTTGGGCCGTGGTTTGAACGCTTTGAACAATCGGCTGAGTGCCATCTGCTAAACGAACGCGAACGACAAGAATACGAAATCGAACTTGTCGAGCATGTTCTTACTCGCGGCACCTCCAAAGAGCGCGCTGAAACGCTTGCGATCATGCGCCAGAACGGCGCGCTGACCGGCAACCAGTTCCGCGAACAGATGGATATGTCGCGGGAAAACGAAGCCATTCTCAATGAATACACGCCGGCTGCCAACCTCTTTGGGCCGCGCGACCCTGGCGGGAGTGCTGCCGAATGACGATCTATCTTGTGAACGGCAATGCCGATCTTGACCGCGTGGAAGCTGACACCTGGGCTGATGCCGAGGCGCAGCTTGCTGGCAAGGGCGAGATCATTGGCGAACTGGTGGATATTGCCTGCAAAACCGCGTGCGAACTGACCGAAATCAAGTTTGCTGATGGCGGCGATGCGATGGCCTTTGATGGCTACGGCGCTATCTTCAACAATGTTGATCGTGGCGGCGACAAGATTTTGCCGGGCGCGTTCACCGAAACCCTGGCCGAGTGGAAGGCGGGCGGTCGCCTGCCGACGATGCTTTACCAGCACGGCCAGATGGGCGGCGGGCCGGTGATGCCGGTGGGCGTTTACACCGCGATGGAAGAGGACAGCCAAGGGCTGCGCGTGTCGGGTAAGCTGTTTGATCACAGCGTGGGCCGCGACCTTTACGTGGCGTTGAAGGGCGGCGCTATTGGTGGCCTGTCGATTGGCTACCGCGCCAAGGAACTGGGCCGCCCGCCGATGGGTGCTGCCGAACGCCGCCAGATCAAGGCCGCCTCGCTAGTCGAGGTGTCGCTGGTCAACGATCCAATGAATCAAGCCGCGCGCTTCACTGCTGTGAAGTCGGCTGACGATCTCAAGCAAGAGATCAAAACCCTATCTGAACTGGGCAAGCTGGTGCGTGAGGCAACGGGCTGGAGCCGGTCACAGGTGGAAGCTGTGATGAGCAACTTCCAAGCCAAATCCGATCAGGGAGAGCCTGAACAGGAAGCGGCGGACGTGGTGGCGCTGTTGCGCCGCAATCTGTCAATTCTCTCCCGATAAGGAACAAACACATGAGCATCGAAATTAAGTCCCTGCTTGAAGAGCAGGGCAAGGTCTTTGACGTGTTCAAGGCCAAGGTTGACGCTGAACTGGCCGGCAAGGCCGACGCGGTTGTGACCGACGAAATCAAGAAGCTGAATGACGCGCTGGACACCATCGGTGCCAAGATGCGCGAAGTCGAAGCCAAGGCTGCCCGCCCGGTCGGCGATGATGCCGAACGTGCTGCCACGCTGGAAGCCAAGAGCGCCTTCGCGGACTATGCCCGCAGCGGTCGCATTGCTGACGGCTATGATGCCAAGTCGGTTTCGACGGCGGTGAACGCGGACGGCGGCTTTGCGCTGCCCAAGATCATCGACCCGACCATGATCAACCGCTTGGTTGACATCAGCCCGGTGCGCTCTGTCGCCCGCGTTGTGCGGGCTGGTGGCCGCGATTTCCGCATTTTGGTCAACCGTCGCGGTGCCGCTTCTGGCTGGGTGGGTGAAACCGCCGCACGCCCCGAAACCAACACGCCTGCCATTCAGGAAATCACCCCGCCGTCTGGCGACCTGTACGCCAACGCTGGTGTGACTTCCTTTGCGCTGAACGATCTCAATTTTGACGTGGCGGATTGGATCGCCAGGGAAGTCGAAACTGAGTTTGCCCGCGCTGAAGCGGCTTCGTTCATCACTGGCGATGGCAGCAACAAGCCGCAGGGCTTCATCAAAGGCACCCCGGTCACGACCGTGGACGCCTCGCGTGCTGCTGGCGTGCTGCAATACGTTGCTGGCGGTCAGGCTGCCGCGCTTCCCACTACGCTTGACCCGTACATTGACTTGGTTGGCTCCCTCAAGGCTGGCCACCGTGCCGGCGCTGTGTGGATGATGTCCAAGTCGGTGGTTCACTCGATCCGCAAGATCAAGGCAACCGATGGGCAGACGCTTTGGCAGCCTTCGCAGCAAGCCGGTATGCCGGCCACGTTCCTGGGCTATGCTGTGGCAGAAGCCGAGGACATGCCGGCTGTGGCCGCTAACGCCTTCCCGGTGGCTTTCGGCAACTTCTTCGCCGGCTACACCATCGTGGACATGGGGCCGTCTGTGGTCATCCGCGACCCGTACACCAACAAGCCTTACACGATGTTCTATTCGACCAAGCGTGTGGGCGGCGATCTGGTGGACAGCGAAGCCATCAAGCTCCTGAAGGTCGCCACCGCCTAAGCGGAAAGAACTGGGGCCGGCGTTGGAAGTGCGCCGGCCCCAACTTCCTAAAATACGAAAGGCGCGAACATGGCCAAATTTGCAGCCCTGGCAGTGCAAGATGCGCCGCTGGACGTGATCGCTACGGCGACAGAACTCTACATCTGCAACGGTCAGCCGACTGACCGTGCCGACGCAATCAGCAAGGCGCGTCACGCTGCGGCTATCACGATGGCTGGCGGGGACTATGCCAAGACAACCAGCACCGGCAACCGCGTGCTGACTGTTGCCGCCAAGAGCGCCACCGCCAACAGCAGCGGCAACATCGACCACGTTGCGCTCTGCACGGCGTCATCGTTGCTGTATGTGACGACCGGCACCGCGCAGACGGCTAACAGCGGGTCTGCGATCAACGTGGCCGCCTTTACGGTCACTGCGACGGCGCTGGTGTAAGCCAGGCCGCTGCGATGCCCACCTACTACCTCGATCAGGACGGCGGCAACGACGCCAACACCGGCCTGTCTTTCGCCCAGCGGTGGAAGACGATTACCAATGGCGCGACGGCTGCGCGCATTGCGCCGGGCGACGAGATCAGGATCATGGCGTCGCCCGACCCGACTAGCATCGGCAGCGCAACTTGGACGGGTGGCGGGCGTCCTGCTAGCCCCGCAGGGTCTCCGTCGTCTACAAATACCACACCCATCGTCGTTACGTTCGCCGCGCACGGATTGGTGACAGGCGACTATGTGTCGTTGACGGGTCAAGCTGGCAACACCAACGCCATCGGCGTCTGGATGGTCGGCACCACGACAGCTAACACATTTCAAATTCTTAACATGGACGGCAGTAACACCACGGGTAACGCCGTTGGCCCCGCAAGTGGCGGTATTACCAAAGTCAACAACTGCATGGTCAAGACAGCAACGCCGCTGGTGCAGAACATCGCCCTGTGTGGCGGCTTGGGGCAGAAGCCTGCGTGGACGGCGAGTGCAAACGTCACCGCTACGCAGAATATCACGGTGTGGAAAGAGGGCAACTCGTCCGCACAGATAGCTATCGCCGCTGGATTTACCACCGGCAAGGCGGCCTACTACACGCTGCCTGCCACGCTCGACCTTTCCGCCTACCAACAAGTAACTTTTTGGATACGCCAAAACTCTGGAACTCGAGGCGCTGCCGGCCAGACGTATGTGGCGCTCTGCACAGACACCATTGGCGACACGGTTGTGCATCAGTGCAACGTCCCTGCCCTTGGTGATATTGGCACATTTCAAACGGTCACCGTTGACCTTGGCACTAACCTCAACGCGGCTATTCGGTCCGTGGCGTTCTATGTGGTCACCGATGTTGGCGCGCAGACGATTATTCTCGACAACATTGTGGCCTGCAAAGCCGCTTCATCCGCCGACAGCGTGACGCTTCAGTCGCTGGTTTCAAAGTCGAACGGCACGGGCGACGAGGCGTGGTACGCCATCCAGAGCCTGAACAACGATGTCATCATGCTGGCCAACGTTAATAATAATACTAGTCAAACCACCAACATCCGAGGCTATAACGGCATTTCTGAGACGGTGACGACTTACAAGCGCGAGACGACTAAAACCACGGTGGCTGCATTCACCGCGGTTGTGGCTGCTGTTAATGATAGCGGCACCAGCGGGAACCTTATCACGTACAGCGGCGGCTGGAACCGCACGGACATGTCCACGCAGACCGGCGTAACGTGGTACGACGGCAGCAGCGGTAATGGCATCGGCTTGCAGGCCAGCGCCCGCAGCTTCATTCAGATCGACCGGTTAAATTTCTGCCGTTACCAAACAGGCATCCAGTTTGCGTCTACCACAGCAAACATCACCGTTGGTTCTGCGTACATGACTGCCTGTGGCACCACTGGTTTTGACTTTGGGTCAACGTCAGTTGTAGGTATCAACATCTCTTCGTTATGGGTCAATAACAACAACGAAGGCATTGCGCTTGCCGGAACAGGCTCAACTATTACAGATGTTAAACTGGCGTCTAATAACACCACTTTTGGATTGGATTTTAGCGGAGACTCCCATGCGGTTGGCTCCGTTATCGGCGGGAATAGTGGCACTAGCAGTACAACTAGCAATATTAGATTTAACAGTTCTTTTAACTGCACCGTTGGCACAGCCACGCTAACTAATAGTTCGACATCGCCTGCCATTATTAATGCAGGCAATTCTTTTGGAAACTCAATTAATGGCGGCAGCAGTTCGGGACACAGTCAGGGTGTAAACAATTTGGCTGGCCAATTATATCTTAACAACTTCACCATCAATGAAGCGACAGAGGTTGATAGCGGTAATCCCGTACCGGGCTTTGTCTACGCCAATCGCCTCGACGACACCGACAACAATAGCTGGGTGTTTCAAACCGGCATCGGCACCGTCAACCAGCAGACCGCAGTGGTGGACAGCCCCGCGACGACGGCGTGGCGGATGCGTCCAACATCATCCACTGCCACTGCAACCAGTCCGCTGCTACTCAAACTCGGCACGGTGGTCTGCGCCGCCAGCAGCGCCGTGACCGTCACGGCTCGTATGCAGCGCAGCAACACCGGCTTGAAAATGCGCCTGATCTGCCCCGGCGGCCAGATCACTGGCGTCTCAAACAGCGTGTTCAGCGACATGACGGCGGCGGCAAACACTTGGGAGATGGTCAGCATCACGTTCACGCCCACCAAGGCCGGCGCGGTGGACATCTACGCCCATGCTTTCGGAGGCTCAACGTTCTCTGGCTATGTCTGCAACCTCACAGCGACACAGGTCTGACATGTACGAGATCATCGACCGTGAGCAGGACGACGCCGGCAAGTGGCGCATCCGCGTAGCCATCAACGGCCAGACTGTAACGTTTAAGTTCCAAGACGATCCGACAGACGAGGAAGTGCAGGCCGAGGCTGCGCGTTACGACGCGATGATGCAGGAACAGATGGCAGCGGAGGTAATGACAGATGCCGCTGCCGACCCGGAGTGACGTTCTAACGCTTGATTTTACGGGCGCAGGGCAGCCTGCCGCGTACCTGGAAGCGAAGGCACTTTCGCCTTCGTCAAACACGCTTGATTACACACTGGCCGGTCAGCCGGTTGTTGGCCTCGCACCACCGGCAGCCGGCGCGGTTACGATTACGCCTAACGCTGGCAGCATTGACCTTTCGGGTGGGACTGCCGCCTTTACGGCGGCGGCTGCACTAACAGCCGCGTCTGGTTTGCTTGGGCTAACTGGCGGCGTTGCGACCTTTACGGCAGCAGCCACTCAGGCGGCTGACAGCGGCGCACTTGGGCTGTCTGGCGGCGATGCTGCGTTTGCGGCAGCGGCAACGCTAACCGGCGCAGCGGGCGCAGTTGGGCTAACTGGCGGTGCGGCAAACTTTGCCGCTGTCGCAGCGATTGCGCCGGATTCAGGCAACATTGGCCTGGTCGGCGGCGCGGCAACCTTTAGCGGTGCATCAAGTCTAGCGGCCAACGGGGGCGTGCTAGGTATTGCGGGCGGCGATGCGCAGTTTGCGTCTGGCGTGGCGTTGTTCCCCAGCGCAAGCACGCTGGGCCTCTCTGCTGGCGCGGCAACCTTTGCGGCAGATGCTGCGCTGTCTGTTGATGCCGGAACTAGTGGGCTATCTGGCGAGACGGCGGCCTTAACAGCAAATGCCGCGTTGGCGACGGCATCAAGCGCAATTGGCTTGCTGGGTGGCTCTGCGACCTTGGCGGCCAATGCCGGCTTGCTGGCAAGCGCAGGCACGTTGGGCTTGACGGATGGGCTGACGCTGCAAGCGGATGCTGCGCTGTCTGTTGATGCCGGAACTAGTGGGCTATCTGGCGGCACTACGGCGCTAATAGCAACGGCAACGCTGACGGCGGCACCAAGCGCGCTTGGCTTGCTGGGCGGCTCTACAGCTTTGGCGGCCAATGCGGCCTTGCTGCCTAATGCTGGCACGCTGGGCTTGACCGATGCGCTGACGTTGCAAGCGCCGGCTGATCTGTCGGTTGGTGCTGGCACGGTTGGATTGAGTGGTACCGCGACCGTTACGCAAGCCAGCGCCACGCTGGCGGCCAATGCGGGCGTTGTGGGCCTAGTGGCGGGCAATGCGGCGCTTGCCGCCCTGGCGCGTGTTGCAGCCAATGACGGCACTATTGGCCTGGTTGGTGATCAAACGGCCTTGGTTGCCGGCGACTTGGTGCCGGCTGGCGACAGGGTGCTGACCGTTGACGGGCAAAGCCGTGGTGTTGGTGTTGCGGGCGCTGTGCGTGCGGCATCGGCGTCTAGTGGCGACCGGGCTGCGACTGTGGCTGGCGGATCGCGGACGTTGAATTTGCAAGGTAGAAAACGGGAGGCGAACGCATGAGTGAGGCACCGCTGTTCGCTGGTATGCATGACCCGTCCGATGTGGCGGATTATGTGATCGCTTTTGACGATCTGCTTGACACGAACGAAACCGTTGCGCTGCAATCGGTGACAATCGACGCGACCAGCACGGGCGTGGGCTTGGCGCTGGGTTCAGGCGCTTATGCACCTATCGCCGTGTCCAAGTCGGTGCGGTTCTGGCTGACTTGTGCGCAGCCGAGCAACGCAGCGTTTGCGGCGGGTGTGCTGGCTGTCGTCACCGCGACGGTGACCACCAACGCCAGCCCAGCGCGCACGTTTCAGCGGTCTGTTCTGGTGCGGGTGGCGCAGTCAGATTCGCTCAATGCGCCGCTGACCCTGGCAGAAGCCAAGGCGCATCTGCGCGTGGTGGACGACAGCGAGAATGACCACATTGTTGGCCTGATCCGCGCGGCTGCTGACATGATCGAACGCGACACCGGGCTGGTGCTGCGCCAGCGCGCGGTGAGCGTGGCGTTTGAGGGCTGGTCAATCAATGGCCGCCAGCGCCTGCCGTTGTGGCGCGGGCCGGTGGTGTCGGTGACGACCGTTGCCTATGACGACGAAGCTGGTGCTGAACAGGTGCTGGCGGCCAATCAGTATCGGTCGCGTAGCTTTGCCGGCGCATCGTGGATTGTGCCGGCCAACGCTGTGACGTGGCCTGCGGTAGAGCTTGGCATCGGCACGGTGCGGGTGACGTATCAGGCCGGCTATGCAAGCAATGACGCGGTGCCGGCCTCGCTGCGTCATGCCGCGCTGCTGCTGATCGGCCACTGGTATGAACACCGTGAGGCCGTGACCAGCGACAGCACGCCGGTTGATGTGCCGCTGGCTTATGACGCCCTGATCAGCGCCTATCGCGTTTTGATGGTGGCCTGATGCGTATCGGTAGGCTGCGCGACCGCATGCGGATTGATCGCCCCGCACACACCAGCGACGGCGCGGGCGGTCAGGTGACGACCTGGGCAACCGTTGCCACGGTGTTTGGGGAACTGATGCCAACGGGCGGCGGCAAAGATTTGGAAGGCGGGCTAATCTCAATCGGGCAGCAGCGGTTTAAGCTCCGTATGCGCTACCGTGCAGACGTGCCTGTTGATTGCCGGCTAGTGTGGCTGCGCTCTGACGGCGATGCGGTTGATTTGCGGATTGATAGCATCGCCGATCCAGACGGGCGGCGGCATGAGCTAGTGGCGTTTGTGACCGCAGGCGTGCCGACCTAATGGCACGGAGCAAAAGCCAGTTTGCCACGCGAGATAGAATGCGGGTGAGGCGGCTTTTAACGGGCATCGGGCCGCAAGCGCAGCAAGAGGTTTTGGCTGCGTATCAACGGCACGCGCCGGCTATCCTGGCTCAAGCGCGCAGTGAAGTGCCAAGCCGCACAGGCAAGTTGCGGGCAGCACTGAATTACAAGATTTACCCCAAGACACTGCGCCTTCGTATCGGCCTGCTAACCAAGACGGTGCAAAAGAAGTTTTTCTATGCGCGCATTCTTGAATACGGGCGCAAGGCACAGTCGGCCACGGTAAAGCGGCGGCGGCCCGTATCAGGCGGGACGGCTCAATACATCATTCGCGTGAAGGCTATCAGCGCCAACCGATACGATTTCGTCAGAGGCCGAGCGGTTCAGTTTATGCAGCGCACCCTTGGCGACGATCTGCGGGGCATCTTGGCCAAGGCAATTAAGCGGCTTTCCGCAGGGAGCTGATCACATGGCAAACGATCCAACTGCCGCAATCGCTGCGGCGGTTTTCGCACGCCTGGCCGGCATCACATACACCGAAGGCGGCGTGACGCTTGCGGTGCCGGTTTACCAGCGTGCGCCCGATGAGGTGCTGCCGGCAATCGTGGTTGTCGATGGCGTTGATTTGCAGGCGGCTGAAAGCAAAGACGCCACCCCGCGCCGCGCCAGTGTGAGCATCGTTACGATCTACCGTGGCCGCAGCAAGCCCAGCGCGCAGGCCATCGTGGGCAGGGTGTTCAACCTTCTAGAAGGCCACAAGCTGACAGTTGCCGGGTTTTCCGTGTCCGAGTGCAGGCTGCAAGCAAGCGGCGTTGGTGAAGAAGTGACCGATGCCAACCTTGTGCATGTTGGTCGGCAAATCTTTGATCTGATTATTCTTTAAGGAGCGGCATCTATGGCCAAGCTGTCATCTAACGATTACTGCGTTTTCATCGACACTGCGTCGGTCTTTAGCGCCGTTGCTGGCCAGATCAGCACGACTGTGGATCGCGGCGAGACTTCGTTCAGCACTATTGACAAGTCTGCGGTGGTTGAAACCACCGGGCGCGCGATGCGCAACTACAGCGTTGCGCTGGAATACCGCCCCGATCTGCCAGACACGGCGGGTCATACGCGCCTTGAAACGATCTTTGCCAGCGGCGCGGCCATTGGCGTTCAAGTCCGCAAGTCACCTTTTGCCGTGGGTGACGTGGTGTTTGCCTGCTCCATGCGGGTGGCAAGCATGAACACCGGCAGCCCACTGAACGATGTGAACACGATCAACGCGGCATTTACGCCGGTTGCTGCCCCCACCACTGACACGCTGGCATAAGGAGCTTTTGCGATGGCTAAACTTTCATCAAATGAATATCGCGTGCGCGTTGACAGCGCCACGCCTGGCACCTTTGCCGAGGTTGCTGGCCAGATCAGCGTTACGCTGGATCGCGGCGAAACCTCGTTCAGCACTATCGACAAATCTGCGGTGGTTGAAACCACCGGGCGCGCGATGCGCAACTACAGCCTGTCGCTTGAGTATCGCCCCGATCTGCCCGATGCGGCAGGCCACACGCGCCTTGAAACGATCTTTGCCAGCGGTGCGGCCACTGTCATTCAGGTGGTCAAAGTCGGCACGCCTACGGTGGTTTTTGCCTGCTCCATGCGCGTTGCGTCGATGAACACCGGCAGCCCGCTGAATGACGTGAACACCGTCAATGTTGCGTTCACGCCTGTCGCTGCGCCGTCCACCGATCTGCTGGTCTAACCAGTGATTGATAAGCTGGGCCGCGCGCCTTCAGGCTATGCCGATGCGGTGCTGGATCGCATCGGCACCACCCCGCGCGATGCACTGACCGGCCCGCTGCCGCCAGGCTTTGGCGTCATGGCCGCAATCGCTGCGCCGCTGCTTCGTCACAAGGCCACCGTTCCTGAACTGGCCAGCGCAATGGCGGCAGAGGCGGGCGAATGGTCGTGGCGCGCGGCGCTGCTTGATGCAATCGCAACAAACGAAACGGTGATTGATGAGTGAAGCCAACACACGCGGCGAGGTCACGATTGATCTGGACGCCACCTATGTGATGCGCCCGTCTTATGAAGCCATTGAGGCGATTGAGACGGCGACCGGGCGCGGTGTGGTGGCGCTGGTCAATCTGGCGGCACAGGGCGAACTAAGCCTGAAAAACGCCGCCATCATCGTGACTGAGTGCATCCGCGCATGGGGCAAGCAGCAGGCGGCAAACGGCAACGACCAGCCCGAAGCGCGGTCGGCAACTGGCGCGCGGCCTGAAAAGGTGGCGCGGCTGATCCACGAACACGGGCTGGTGCAGGCCACTGAGCGTTGCGCCATTGTGCTGATGGCAGCCGCAACCGGCGGCGTGACGGCATCGGGGGAGTGGAAGCCGGTGACGGAAACGGCGACCCCCGCCGCCGGCTGATGGGCATCTGGACGGCAGTGTTTCATCTGCCTCCGTCGTCTTTCTGGCAGGCCACCCCGCATGAGGCGTGGGCCGCGCTGGAAATCCATAAAGAAATCAACGCACCGAGGTGATGCATGGCTGAAGATGTGCAGCGCCTGCTTTTGCAGATCGACGCCAGTGCCACGCTGTTGCGGCAGGAAGTGGCTAAAGCCCGCAACGATATTGATGGGTTTGCGGACAAGGGCGCGGCCAAGCTCCAAAAGATTGACGCCGGTTTTGCCGGGATGGGCAATTCAGCCAACGCAGCCACGGCTCGTCTTGCCGGGTTTGCGGCGGGGCTGTTGTCCGTTGGCCAGGCGGCATCGTTTATGGTGCGCGCCAATGCCGACATGCAGCGGCTGTCTGCCATGCTGGAAGTTGCCACGGGCAGCGCCGGCAGCGCGGCAAGTGCCATGTCAGAGTTGCAGTCGTTTGCCGCTGAAACCCCGTTCACGCTGGGCCAGGTGACTGAGGCTTACATCAAGCTAAAGAACCTTGGTCTTGATCCCTCTACCGAGGCGCTGCGTTCGTTTGGGAACACCAGCGCCGCTATGGGCAAGGACATCATGCAGTTCATCGAAGCGGTTGCCGATGCGGCAACTGGCGAGTTCGAGCGTCTCAAAGAGTTTGGCATCAAGGCCAGCAAGGAAGGCGACAAGGTAAAGTTCACGTTCCAAGGTGTAACGACAACCGTTCAGAACACGGCACAGGCGATCACCGCATATTTGCGCGGGCTGGGCGATGAAAGCGGCGTGTTTGCTGGCAGTATGGCCAAGCAGATGGACACCATTGACGGTAAGCTGTCGAACCTAGGGGACGCGGCAAGCCGGCTGGCGACGGCTCTGGGGGCGCTGGGCTTCAATGATTTCTTTATGGGCCAGTTGGACAAGGCCGCCAAAAGCTTTGAATATCTAGAGCGCGTTTCGCGCGGCTTGGCCAACATCCGCAAAAGCGAAGGCGTTGGCGCGATGATGACCGTAAGCCTTGACGAAGCGGCGGCATCCGGCACGGCGACTGGAATGCGTGACCGTTTGGCGCGTCAAGCCAATGACGCAAAGCTGGCGCGGATTGCTGCCGAACGCGCCCGTGAGCGTGGCAATTTGATTGGCGGCGGTGCGGCTGTAATTGGACGAACGCGCCAAGAAGAACGAGAGGCGCTTGAAACGCTGACCCGTTTTGAAAAAGAAGATTACATGCTTGATATTGTTGGGCGCTTTCCGCTCAACCAGCGTGGCCGGTTTGGTAAATCGCCTTTGCCAAAAGCTGCATCTTCCGACAAAAAGAAAAAAGGCAAAGCTGCCAAAGACTTTACACCCGCCAACATGGAGAGCGGCTTTGAACTGCGGCAATTGCTTGATGCCGGCACGCCAGCTAAAATTGAAGTGACCAACCAAGCGTTGCAAGGCATTGCGTCTACACTTAGCGATTTGCAATCTTACGATTTTGAAATTAATATTATTGGCCAAGAACAAATTAAGTTGGCTGATGATTTTACCAACAGCCTTTCGAGCGGTTTGGCACAGGCTATTTTAAACGGCCAGAGCCTGGGTGACGCGCTATTAAACAGCATCAAGGCAGCTGCGTCTGAGTTGATTTCGTCTGGACTGCTTAATTTGCTGTCAGGTGGAAAGCGCGGTGTCAGCTTTGGCGAAAGCATTAGCGCGGTTACCAGTCTTTTTGGCGGCGGGCGTGCAACGGGCGGCAGCGTGATGCCAGGCCGCGCATATGTTGTTGGCGAAAACCGCCCTGAATTGTTTGTGCCATCAACCTCTGGCTACATCATGCCGCGCGTACCGAGCGGGCAGGGCGGCGGCGGGCAGCAGTCGGTCAACGTGACGGTCAATCCGTCGCCGCTGTTCATCACCACGGTGGCGCAAGGCGCACAGGCGGCAGCACAAGAGACGCTCCGCAAGTCCACGCGGCAGCGGATGCCCATGTCGGCGGGGGTGTAAAATGGCAATTATCGACTTTCCCGCTGGCATCCCCCTGCGCGCCGTCAACTGGCGGCAATCGGGCGGCGTTGTCCGCAACCGCAGCGAGTTCACCGGCAAGACGCGCGAACTGCGCATTGGGCCGAGCGCAAGGTGGACGTGCGATCTGGATTTCGTGCCGACGAACAGCGTAAGCGCGCTGAACCTCTTGCGCGAGTTCCTGGCTGATATGGCGCAGCCCGGTGATGGGTTCCGCCTGGAAGCCGTGGAAGCCGCGCAGGCCGTCGCTCCGGTGCCGGTGACGTGCCTGGTCAATGGTGCCAATCAGCTTGGCCAGACGCTTAATCTGGATGGCCTGCAAGCCAGCGTCACGAACCTCCCTGCCGGCGCGATGATCTCTGTTCCGATCACGACCGACGACCGGCAGCTAATCGTGTTGCGCAGCGCGTTGGTTGCTAACGGCAGCGGGCAGGCGGCTGCAACGCTGGCAACCCCGCTGCGCGGCCCACCGGCTGACAACGCTGTGGTGCAAATTCATTTTCCAGTTTCGGCGATGCGGCTGAGTGACAGCGCAGTCAACTGGGCCGTGTCGCCGGGCGGCGTGTATGACTTCCAGCGGTTGACGGCAGAGGAGTTCTTCTGATGCCGTTGGTTGATGCCACGCTTACAGCCACGCCAAATTCGGCCATCCTGTTCTTTGCCGACTTTGTTGATCTGCCGTTGCGCGGTGCCTATGCGCCTTGCCCAATCCATGTGCCGACCGGCCTGACTGATAGCGACAGCGATTGTGCCGGCTTCACGTTTGACGTGATTGATAGCAAGGTTTTGCAAGTCGGCGCGGTTAGTCACGATGACGGCGGCACAGACACGCTTGGCTTTACGCTGCAAGCCGATCCTGCCGACACCGCGCTGATGTCAGCTATTGAAAACTCGGCGCTTTATGCTGGGCGGCGGGTGCGGGTGTGGCTGGCAATCTACAACCCGGCAACCGTCACCAGCGGCGGCGCGACCGTTACTGAACTGCGCCCGCTATATCGGGGTTACATGACGCAGCCGTCACAAGAGGCTGACGCCAGCAGCTACACCATTACGATGGAAGCAGAGAATTATCTGGCTCTGTTAAGCGGCGCGCAGAACCGCACCTATGTTCAGTCCACCCTATACGATGCCGGCGATGTGTCCGGTGCGGTGCGCATGGCCGGCACAACGCCAGGCATACCCGGCGGCGGTGGCAATTTTCCGCAATGGGACGCCAAGGAGCGTGATCTGTGAGGCTTGCCACCCGTCACCGTGATTGGGAGCCGCGCCTTGCCGCGTGCGTCGAGGATTGGACGGCGCGCGAATACGCCTTTGCATTGGGCCGCGATTGCGCTTCGTTTGTGTTGGCCGGCATTGAGGCGGTAACAGGCGAAAAGCTGGCACTGGAATTGCGCCCCTACAAGACCCAGGCAGGCCAAGCGCGGGCGCTGCGTGAATTTGGCTGGGATGATCTGCCCGCCGCCGCTGATGCCATGCTGGGTGACCGCATTGCACCCTTGCAGGCGCATCGCGGCGATGTGGTGTCCGATGGCAGCGTGTTGGGCATTAAGGCCGCACACGGCTGCTTTGCATTTAGCGAAGATGGCATGGTGCAAATTGCGCCTGTGATCGCTTGGCCGGTGGGGCGTTCAGATGGGTAAGGCGCTAAAAACTATCGGCACGATTGCCGCCGTTGTCGCCTTGGTTGCGACAGGGGTCGGCGCGGCGGCGGGCGCTGGCATAGCATCGGCGGGGATTGCATCGGCGGCGGCGGGCATCGCTTCGGTTGCCACCCTTGTGTCAATTGCTGCAACCGCTGGCGGGAGCCTGTTAACCACCGCAGCGCGCCGCGCACTTACAGCGTTTGACCCCAAAAGCATCAACCCCGATCCGGCATCGCCGCGCAAGTTGGTGTTTGGCCAGACCACGTTTGTGGTTGATCTGCGCTACGCTGAACCGAGCGGCACCAACCAAGAATATATCGACTACATTTTCGCCTTGGCCGCGCACAAATCAGACGCCATCAGCGAAATCTACATCGAGGATGATCTTGCATGGACTGTGGGCGGGGGCGCTCAAGGCAAATACGTTGGCTATCTGACTGTCGAGGTCATTCTAGAAGCCGGCAGCGGCGCGTACCACACAGTCAACGCCGGCACGACATGGAACAGCAGCACGCGCCTGACCGGCTGCACCACCATGAAGGTGCGGGTGAAGCGCAGCGACAACAGCAAGAACAGTCAATCTCCGTTTAGCAGCGGCATCAATGGGCGCTGGGCTGTCATTGGGCGCGGCATCCCGGTCTATGATCCGGCGCTTGATAGCACGGTTGCGGGCGGCAGCGGCTCACAGCGCGCGGCCACGCAAACGACTTGGGCTTACACGGCAGGCGCAGCGCGCGGCAACAACCCGGCGCTGCAACTGCTGACCTATCTGCTGGGCTGGCGCATCGGCGGCGTTGTGTCGGTCGGCTGTGGCCTGCCTGTCGATACGATTGATCTGCCATCTTTTGCCACCGCTGCGGCACTGTGCGATGAAAGTGTTGCGCTTGCCGCTGGTGGCTCACAGCGCCGCTATGAAGCGGGCCGCGCCTTTGCTGATAGCGATGATCCGCTGGCGGTGATCCGCACGCTGCTGGACGCCATGAACGGTGAACTGGTGGACGATGGCGGGCGGCTGTCGCTGCGGCTTGCGGTCAACGATCTCACTGCCGCGTACACGCTGACCGATGATGATTTTGTCAGCGGCTATTCGTGGAAGCCTGCCGCACCTATTGAGCAGCAATATACGGTTGTGCGTGGCCGTTATAGCGCACCAGGCGCAACGCTTTATAGCTTGGTGGATTATCCCGAAGTCGCCATCGCGCGCACGTCTCTTGCTCCGCGCCCGCTGACGCTTGAACTGAGCGCCGTCCAAGAGCCGCGCCGCGCCGAGCGCATTGCCAAACAGGCTGCCGTTCGCAATCTCTACCAAGGCACGTTTGCCGTCACGCTGGGTGTGCGTGGCTGGTTGCTGCGGCGCAACATGGTGGTTGCCGTCACGTCATCGGCGCGCGGGTGGACGGGTAAACTGTTCCGAGTGCGGTCGCTGACCTTCAATGCAGACGCAACGGTTGAGGTTGTGCTGCGTGAGGAAAACGCTGCAATCTATGCGTGGTCGGCCAGCGAGAGCGCACAGGTTACGCCGGTTGCGCCGGTTGTGTTTGACAGCCGAGCGGCGGCAAGCTGGCTGATGGCGGATATTGCGCCTGGTGCCGATGTTACCAGCGCCAACACCGCAGCTAACAGCAACGCCCTAGGCGGCACGGCGGCGGCAACGGTGGCCAGCAACATCGTCACTGCCGGAACGACTGCGCTCTGGCCTAACGTTACCGGCGCAGGCAGGCCGGCTGATAACGCAAACAATACCTCAATAGACGCTAACGGCACTATTCAGGGTGTTTCTTCTGGTGCCGGAACTAGTGTTGACAACACTAAGGTTTTGGTAGGCGCTCGCAATCTTATGACGAACAGCGGGCAGTTTACCAACGTGGCTGATTGGTCGTCTAATGGCGGGACAGTGTCCTTGGACGCCAGCGTTCTTTACGGCCAATACAGCACCCTGAAAATAGTAGGTTCTGGCGGTGCAGTGAAATCAACCCTAATGCGCCTGAAGCCTAACACTCAATACACAGTCAGCGCGGTGGTAAAAGGTAGCAGCAGTTTAGCTGGCGGTGCCGATACAACGCTGCATATCCAAAACTGGCGCGATGAAGACACGGGCAACGTCCATCAAGAAACTGCCATAGCTGCTGACACGGCAGTTTCAACATCATGGAGGCTAATTTACTACACATTCCTCACGCCTAACAGCGCAAACCTTACGTATAGTCGGTTTTATTTCTTCCCACTTGCTGCAGGATTTACGCTAAATGTTGGCTACGTTAAGGTAGAGGAAGGCAACAAGCCCACTGATTGGATGCAGGCACCAGAAGAACTGACTTCTGGAATAAATTCTGCCGCGACCACTGCACTCTGGCCCAGCGTCACCGGCACGGGCAGGCCCGCTGACAATGCCACCCGCAACAACGTCACCTATAGCGCCACCGCGCCAGCCAGCCCCGTTGATGGCGATCTGTGGGTTGATACCAGCGGGACATTTGCCGTGTTCAAACTGCGCAGCGGCGGCGCGTGGCTGACAGGCGCAAACGCACTTACGGCATATAATGGGCTAACCGGCAGGCCGGTTGCGCTGGCCGATATTAACACCACTGAAAGCAGCAAGCTGGCGGGCATTGCGCCTGGTGCAGATGTCACCAGCGCCAACACTTCCGCCAATTCGAACGCGCTGGGCGGCACGCCAGCGGCAACAGTGGCCGGCAACATCACAACGGCGCAGACCACGGCCAATTCAAAAAACCGCACGTTCACAGGGGCGGCAACACCCGTTGGCCCTCAAGCTGGCGACTATTGGTCAATCCCCGGTGAGCAGCGTTTGCGGCGCTGGAGCGGCTCCGCGTGGGAGGTGCAGTTGGAGTTTATCGCCAACGCCCGCACCAGTTTCGCCGTCTCAATGCCAACCACCGCCAGCTTTGCGCAGCTTGGCGTTGGCACGTTGGGTGTCGGCCCTAACGGCACCACACAGGTTAGCGCCACAATCAATTATTCTCCGCAATCGGGCGGCAGTGGCCCGCGATCAGGGGCGATTGAGTTGACGGTTGATTGGCGACCAGTGCCGGGAACTGGAAGCTGGACGCAGATTGGCTCATCGCAAACCGGCAGCGAGGCTACCCGTGCAGATGATATTGCTCCTGGCGAACCGGGCGACATAACGCTTGGTGCGGTGACAATCGTGCGCACGTTGGCAGGGCCAGTTTCTGTGGCCAACAACGAGTTCCGTGTGACAGGCCGCCTGACGGGCGATGCCCTAGCAGGGACGCCCAACAACGCCATAATTTCGTGGGTGCCGTGATGCTGGCCTTTATCGACGCTGATGGCAATTTGGTGCAGCGGGTGCCGGATGATGCCGATCTGACACACTACGATCTGACCGGCATGACGGTGCTGCCGGCAGAATCGGATGATGTGCTAATTCCCGATCTGGCCGCCGGTCGCGCCCGCCAGCGTGCAATCATCAATTTGGCGCGCGATGCTGCACAAGATGGCGTCTGCCAAACGCCGCACGGTCTGTTTCAGTGCGGCCCGCGCAGCCGAGACTTCCTCAAGGGTTCGCTTGATGCCGCTGAGAGATTGGCCGCGAAAGGTCTGCTTACCGAAGTGAAGTGGACGCTTGCTGACGACAAGGATGTTTTGTTGACGGTGCCTCAGTTGGAAGAGGCGGGCCTGGCCATAGCAGCGCATGTCGCCGCCATGCACGCCCGCGCCCGCGTCCTCAAGAGCCGCATTGATGCCGCCGAAACGCTGGCAGAAATCGCCGCCGTCACTTGGACGCTGCAAGACTAATCACCCCGCCAGACGGAGACTGCTACAATGACTGCACAGCCCAGCCATGCCGATCTGGCTGTCTCAATCGCGCGCCTTGAAGAGCGCCTTGACGCGCTTGACGCCAAGATCACGCCGGTCAGCGAGGTCTATCAGGCGGCCAAGGTGGGCGGCAATTTGCTGAAATGGTTGGTAGGTGTGCTGGCGGCCATCGCGGGAATTGCAGCGTTTATTTGGGGTGCGCCCAAGTGAGTATCATCCTACCCCGCAACGGCAGCGAGGTTGATCCGGCGCAGGATGCCATGATTGCCGCCGCTGCCATTGAACACGGCAGCCAGAACATGGCAGCCGTTGCTTTGCAGATCAGCCGCAGCGCAGTGCAGGAAGCCTGCAAGCGCCACGCCAAGCGCGCTAATGAAGTGCTGCGGTCTGACATGCCGGTGGCCGATCCGCTGCCGCCAAGCGATCTACCGTTTGCTGAACGCTTGGCGACCATGAAGCAGCGCAACGCACTGCGTATTGCTCACGAACGCGCGCAAGCCTGGCAGACTGTGCGCGTGCCTATCTCTGGCCCGTATGGCATCTGCTGGTTTGGCGATCCTCACCTTGACGATCCGTATTGTGATCTTGTGGCGTTTGAGAAACACGCCCGCATTTGCGCCACCACCGAAGGGCTTTACGGCGCGAACGGCGGCGACAGCATCAACAACTGGGTCGGTAAGCTAGAGCGGCTTTACGGTGAGCAGTCGGCCACGGTTTCCGAGGGCTGGGAACTGGTTGAGTGGGCGCTGAAAGACCTGGGCGTAAATTGGCTGATCTGGCTGCTGGGCAACCACGACACCTGGAACTACGGAAAGCGCATCTTTGAGGGGCTGAACACCAACCGGGTGCTGATGCGCGATTGGGACGCAAAGCTCAAGATCGTGTCACCCTGCGGCGGCATCACGCGGGCATGGGCGCGGCACAACTTCAAAGGTTCGTCGATCTACAATGAACTGCACGGGCTAAAGCGCGCGGCGATGATGGATGAGCAGGCCGACATTTACGCGGCGTTCCACATCCACACGTTTGCAACCGGAGACGTGGAATTGCCGGGCGGGCGGCGTGCAACGATGATCCGTGCGCGCGGGTATAAAGACAGCGACGACTACGCCCTAAAGGGCCAGTTCACTGAGCAGCGCGCTGGGCAGTCGGTGGTCACGATCATCACGCCGCGCCAAGGCTGCCAGCCTATTGTTCAGTCGTTTGATGACGTGGCCGAAGCCGCCGAGTTTCTCACATTCAAACGCCGGAAGCTGGCCGCATGAACACGCTCGACGCCTTGGACGCGCTGCACGAAGCGTATGAAGCCCGCGATGCCGCGCGTGACCGCGCTGTGGCCGAGGTCGAGCGCCAGTTTGCCGGCATCATCCAGCGCAGGCAGCAGGAATTTCAGGACGCGATCAGGCGGGCAACGGGGGCCGACACATGCAATGGATGACAGAAGCGCGCCGCCACATCGGGCTGCGCGAGGTGCCGGGCGGTGCCAGCAACCCGGTGATTATGTCGTGGGGCAACCGGCTTGGCGCTAAGGTGCTGGGCATCGCATACGGGGCGGATAGCGTGCCTTGGTGCGGTCTGTTTGCGGCCCACTGCATCACCCAAGCTGGGCTGAAACCGCCGCCCATTGCGATCCGTGCGAAGGCGTGGGCGTCTTGGGGCGATAGCGTCGGAACAACCGCCACGCGGCCACCGCTTGGCGCTGTGGCGGTGTTTGGCCGCGATGGTGGCGGGCATGTCGGTTTTGTCGAGAGCGTCAACACGGACGGCAGCCTGAACATACTTGGCGGCAATCAGGGCGATGCGGTCAACGTGCGCCGTTTTCCGCGCGCCCGGCTGCTTGATCTGCGCTGGCCCAAGGGTGTTGCGCGGTCATCGCCTGCACCGTGGGCGGGCGCTGCGGCGGCAGACACAACGGGAGAAGGCTGATGATTGAATACATCCGCGCCAGGTTGCGCGAAAAATCTACCTACGCCGGCTTTGTCGCAATTGCGTTGGGCGTCTCGCTGCTAATCATTCCGATGATCATGCCGGCTGATGCTGCCGCGCTGACCAGCCAAAACGTGCAATGGCTGATCACCGCGCTGTTTGCGTCTGGCCTGGGCGGCATCATCTGGCATCGCAAGGTCTGACCATGTTCATGCCAGCGTGGGCAATCCGGCTTGCACCATATGCCGCTGGCATCTTGCTGGCGGTGGGGGCGTATTTCTGGGCATACAGCAACGGCAGGCAGGCAGAGCGGGCAAAGTGGCAGAAGTCTGAGATCGCCGCTGTAGCAGCCGCACAGGCCAAGAGCGCGGCATTGCAAGCCCAAGTCGATGCTGCGGGCGTGGCACTGTCTGAACAGGCGGCTGCGATTGATCGGATAACCCATGTTCAGAAACTGAACACAAGGACGTTTTATGTTCAGAATCCTGCTGCCAATGTCGCTTGCCTGTCTGCTGATCGGCTGCGGGCCATCGCGGACAGTGACACCGCCGTTACGTCTGCCAACGCCGCCAAGTGAGGCGATGCAGGCGTGCCAGATACCCGCGCTGATGGGCGGGTCTGCTGCTGATGTGGAGGCGGCGCTGATTGAGCGCGGGGCAGCTATTGCGGCGTGCGAGGCGCGGCGGGCGGCGTTGGTGAGTGCATGGCCGCGCTAACAATCAGATCAGATCGTCAACGGCCACGCCCAGAGCATCGGCCAGCTTCTTTAGCGTCCCAAGTGAGCCTTGCTTTCGGCCTGTTTCGATCTCGGCAATGCTCACGCGATGAACGCCGGACTTTTCCGCCAGCGCAATCTGCGTAAGGCGGCGCAGATCACGATAGACGGCAAGCGGATTTTCGCCTGCAATCAGTCGGTCGGCAAACGCAGCCGGGATCAATTCCTCATCGCCAGAGGAAAGCGCAGCGGCGGCGCGGTCAAAGGCGATAATGTCCGACAGGCTTTCAGCCGCCTCAAGCAGAGACTGGTATTCAGCCTTCGGGATAGTAATCATCTGGTTCATATAATCCTCCCAAGGGGTCACAGGTCATACACGCTGCCTCTGGGGCCAATCTCCAAAACGGCCAGCACGTTCCCCTGGTCGTCCATGATAACCCGCCAGTTGCCTACACGAAGGCGCAGCCCCGTTCGGCCTTGTAGGGCTTTCACGTTGTTTGCCATTGCATTAGGATCGGCAGCATAGGCTTCGATCTTTGATTTGATCAGGTTAGCGGTCGGCACCGGCATCCGCCGAAGGGCTTTGATGGCTGCCTTGCTGTAGCTAATCGCTTTCATGTCTGTAGCTTTAAGCTACATACGCAGCACGGTCAACAGAAATGTAGCGGAAAGCGACACATGAAGTGGGCGCTGCGGGACGCTGAACAAACGTCGGCATATGTCCAAGCGGTGGTTCGTCAATGGTTCGTCAATTCAGCCGTGTTCGCTTCTTGTTCGCGTAAATCGGGGCGCGCGTCCTTGGTGTAACCGTGCTGGGGCATACGTGTGCGCTCGTTTACACCGAGAGGGTCGGGGGTTCGAAACCCTCAGCGCCCACCAGCCGCCAAGTGTTTGATATTGTGAGATATAGCCGGAATTTCGTCGATCACGATAATCTTGCCAAACTGGTTTGTGGTTCGTCGATGGTTCGTCCGCCATGAACGGACAGAGAACATAATGCGCAGCCAAAGCGAATCTAGTGTGGTTCGTGCGGCGACCAGGTGATCAGGGCGAACGTGAATATAATGGTCTGTCGCACCGCCTGCCGTGTGGCCTAGCATCGTCTTGACCTCAAACTCTGGCACGCCGGCAGCGTTCAGCCAGGTCGCCATTGTGCGGCGGATGATCTTGGCGTCGGTATCGTCGGGCAGGCCCAGCGCGGCGCGCATTGTGGCCCAGCGTCTGCGGGTCTGCGTCGGCAGCACCTCGCCGGATGCCATCCATTCGGCCAGCCAATCACGATACCATGTCGGCACCGGCAGAATCGGATTCCGTTTCTTTGTGCGCTGCCAATCGGTCGGGTGCGTGTCGATGATGCCCAGCGCAAGATCGGCCTGATGCCAAGGCTGCCATGCGCGGACGGCTTCGGGGCGGGTGAGGGTGGCCACCTGTGCCAGCACGAAGCGCAACAGCACGCGGTCATCAAGCGCATAGCCGATGATGGCGGCAAGCTGGTCGAGCGTCAGCACCGTCACCGGCTTCTTTGGCCGATGCCGCGCTTCCACTGACGGAACGTGCGGCGCGTATGGCACCCGGCCCTCTTTGACCGCGTAATTCAGGGCCGCGCTAATATCTTCCAGATTGCGCTGCACCGCGTTGCCGCTGACACCGATGTGCTTGTGCGTGTAGCTGCGGCCCTTCCAATCGACCGAATAGGCGTGCGGCCCCATGCGCCAGTTCTGAAAGCGCCGGAACAGCGCCGGGTTGCACTCTGCGTAGGTCACGCCTGGGCTGGCGTCATCCTGCATCAGAAAGCCGATGAACGCCCGCAGGCTGCTGGCGATCTGGCTAGGGCTGACAACGTGCTGGCCGCGTTCGTCCCAATACAGCAAGAGTTGCGGCAACACGGCGGCGCTGGCGTCCTGCTGGCCGGTTGCCTTGGCGGCGGCGTAATGCGCCTCTAGAGCCGTCTTGGCATCGTCTAGGGTTTGGCAGCGAGTGCTAACATAGCGGACGCACTGGGCCTTGGCGTCATACCGAGCGATTTGCCAAGAGGCTGATTTGCCGTCTGGCCTGCGGTCGAGCCAGAAGTCGCCCATGACGAACGGGCTAAGTGTTCGACGTTTGTGTTGTGTTTTGTTTGCCATGCTGCCTGTAACTCCCGCGCCTCAGCTATCTGTAGGGTTTCAAGCGTGCCGATGCCGGCCAACGCCTGCAACTCCTCATGTGTCAGCCGGCAGCCTGTGCCGTTCCGCAGGGCGCGGCGGTATTTGCTGGCGAGTGTTTGCAGATCGGTCATGCCACTTGCTCCCCTTCAACCCATCCGGCCCACTGATCGGCCATCGCCGTTGCAATGCCATCGAACGTGCGGCTGCGATCTTTCCACCTGTTCGGCCCCGGCGGCGCGCGATGCACCCATGACCAGGCGCGGTGATCGTCTGTGCCAGCCTTTGGCGGGGCAAGACGGTTCGTCGGCAGCAACGCCGGCAGCCCGCGCAAATACAAGCTAGTGGCCTTAAACGCCGGTTCGCCAAACCACCACGGCTGCACAGTCTGTGCCGGCTGCTGATAATTCTTGATCCGCGCCTTTGCGTGTTTGTGCATCACCGGATTTTCAACGGCCACGCGCGGAATCGGTGCGTTCCAGACTGCACTGAACAGATCGGCGGCGTTATCAAGTTCGGCCCACATCTGATCTAGGGTTTTGCCTGGTGGTGGGGTGTGAAGCCAGCGCACGCCACTGTTGCAAAGCCGGGTGCAGGGCGGGTGGAAACATGCCAGCAAATCCCACCCGTCACTAAGTAGGTCGCGCACGTCACAGATGATGTGACGATTGCTGCCATCCTCTGCCGGCAACAGATCGCATGACCAGGCATCGTGGCCACGGGCAGCGAAAGCGCGACGGACAACGCCGCTGGTTTCACAGCCGATTAGGACGCGCAAGGCGGTCATGCTGCGCGCTCCCGTTCGGCCAAGGTGGCGGGGGTGTAGGGGCGGGTCATGCTGCGCTCCTGTTTAGTAAGGCGGCCATCACGCCGCAAAAGCTGGGTTGGGGCCGTGCCGGCGTGTCACCAGCAGCCCCCAAAGTTCGGTCATGTGTCGCAAGTCGGCCTGCTCCATCGACAGCCCTGGCCCGTGGCCAAGGTCGATGGTCTTGCACTGCGTGAGAAACCCTTTGCGGCTGATCCACCCGCACAAGCGCATCACAGCCTCATCATTCTTGACGGTTGCCACCAGTACAAAAACGTCTGCCTTGGCTTGTGCCTCGCCGCGAAACAGCAGCTTCCCGTCCGGGTAAAACGTGGCCTTAACGTCGATGCTTACATCGCCGGCATACAGATCGGCACCGTCATCAATGCCCAACGCGCTGGGCGTGTATTCAAGGTTTAGCGCCTTCGCCACGGCTTGCTCCGCTTTGACGCCCAACAGGTCGAGATCGTATAACCGGCGGCTACTGTCCCGGCGCTGATCCACCACGCCAGAGGCGCGGGCCAACTGCCAGCGGAGTGCGGCTGCTTGTTTGCAGCGCGACAACTCTGCCGGCGTCAGCCAGATCAGCAAATCGGGACGGGCCATCTGTCAGCAATCCTTACAGCGGCGGTTATTCCGCACCCTCAATCGCCGCCCGCCGATCATTGAACAGCGCCACAACGTCCGCATGGGCCTTGGGGAACGCTTCAAGTTTGCGCAAACCCTTGGCCTTGCCGGTCTGAAGTTCAGCCAGGTCGGTAATCGTCTCGCAGGCAGCGACTTGGCGCATAGTTTCCGCGATCCAATCTTGCGCAGTGGCCGGCAGTTCCACCGTTTGCGCCACCACTAGATCGGCGGCACTTGGGGCAGGCAGGGCAGGCGGGACAGCCAGCGCGGGCGGGCGGGTGTTCGTCGCCAGCGGCAAGATTTTCATGCCGGCCTTTTTGCCCTTGCTCTTCATCACGACCACATCACGCGCGCCGTCGATGTGGCTCATGTGACTGATCCGAAGCCCGCCGACCTTCATCCCGCCGAATTGCACTTCTGCATCGCGGAACAACGTCATTGAGCGGCCAACATACTGGTTCGCGTCTGCGCCCCACATCGCCACCATGACGCGGCGGATGGTCTTGCAGGGGCGAAACACGCGCTCTTCACCTTCCAGCCAGACGTTGACCGGCTGTTCGCCTTCGTTGGCCGTTACGCCTCGCACCGTAAAAGTGCGCGGGCCGCCGATCAGGTCATCTGCCCCGATCTGGTCGCTCTTGGCCTCAATGAAGCGGCTCATATCGACGGGTGCGTTCATATCGTCATCTCCAGTTCAACGGTGCGTTCGGTCGGGATCAGGCGCGGATCGGTCGCCAGCAAATCGTGATATTCAGCCAGGCGGGCAGACAGACGCGCCTCAAAGCCGGCAGCAGCTTCAAGGATCGCGGCCTGCACCTTTTCGTCGGGCCAGACGCGGATCACCGCCATCGGCAGGCCGCCTGAATAGCTGATCAGGTCGAGCCACTGCCGCTCCGAAACCAGCATCCCGGTGTGGCATTGCAGCAGGAAGTCAGGCGGGCAGTCGCCGGCCAGATAGTGCGTGGTCAGCGTCTCAATCTGGTATTTCTGGCGGCGGCTCTTGATCTCAATCAGGCCGCGATCTGCAACCAGCCCATCCGGTGAATAGCCCAGCGTGAAACCGTGGCGGCTGTTCGTGATGAAACCGCACTCGGTGACGGGCGCGAACATGTCGGCATATTTGGCGCGGGCCAGGATTTCGTCGCTGTGGCCGCGCAGCATCGAGTCCGTGACATACTGAGGCTCAACGTGGCCCGTGATGCGCTGCGCCATCAGTTCAAACAGATGGCTTTTTTCCTTGTCGTTGTTGGCCATCTTGAGCGACGGCGTGATGATTAGTTTAATGTTGCTGGCACTTAGCACCCCGCATCTGGCCTGCAACCACTGGTCACTGCCTTGCTCAAAGGCGTCGTGATACGTGACACTCATTGCACGTGACCCCACGTCACTCGCGTCTTGATCGACCAAATTACGCGCTGAGTAACACCGTACTCTTTGGCAATCACTCGCTGGTAGCGCGCGTCCTGGCGGATCGCCCGCACAGCGTCGGCATTGAGCTTTGACATTCCGTGGCCTTCGCCTTTGGCGCGGCGGTCGGGGTGAAGCTTCGACCAATGCCTATCGCCCACTGCGGCAGTTCCGTGCGCCCGCTTGTCGGCTTCGTTCTCGTGGGCGGCAGCCCAGCGCAAATTGTCGGCGCAATTGTTGTGGCGGGTACCATCGTTATGCGCGGCATGATGCTTTGGCGTCGGCGGAGGCCCGTGGAAAACTTCGCAAACAAGGCGGTTCACGCGAAACTGGCGCGGATTGCCGTCTTTGAGCAAAGTAACGGAATAATAACCAGAGCGGTTGACTGATTGCCTTAAGCACTGCCCAGTCAGGTAGCCGCGCTTTTTCCCGTCCTTAATACGCTTCACTTGGCCAAGGCTGCTCACGGCGTAGTCAGGATATTCCGGCACAGAAAGCCACTGCTCTGCAATTGCGGTGATGTGGTCTGGCGCGCTCACAGCATTGCCCCGATCTGCGCCAGCACGATGCCAGCGGTGATGCTGACCGACACCCGCCAGGTGCGCGGGTAGGTGTGGATCGCAGCCGCCAGTGTCGGCCAAAAACCCGGTTCGGGGCGACGGTCGATCAGCGCGGCGCGGCTGTCGCGTTCGTGCTGGTTAATGGCTGGCAGCCACGGGCGTGCGCGAGTGCCGGTCATGGCCGACCCTCCGTTTCAATCGGGCCGTGGTAATACCCCTCTGGGCGCTCCATCAGGACGGGGCGCACCTTCCGCGCCTCGACGCCATCGCGCCAGCCTTCAGCCGCGTCAGCATCGACCGGGCAGGCGCTGCCGCGAAACCCCAAGAACCAACCGTCATGCCAGCGGTCGCAAGCAGCTTCGTCAAAATTGTCGATTTGGGGCGCGGTCACTTGACGCGCTCCATCACATCGCGCGCCAGCATGTGCATCAGCCGTGCAGTCTGAAACCGCACCATCTCAGCCCGGCGTTCGGCCATCATCCGCAGCAGCGCGTGGGCCAGCAGATCGTCGGTGTAGGCCCGCGCCTGATCGGTCGCGGCTTCGGCTTCGGTTTCGTCGGGCGCGTGGTTTTGGATTTGGGCGTCGGCCTCAAACCAATCCATGCCAACGCGGCGGGCAATCTCTGTTAGCAGCGCGGCGTCAATGGCCTGGTCGGATGGTTCGCCATCGCTGACCCACTGCGGGCCGCCTCTATGCGCAAGGTAATGCATTGTCGTCTCCCTCGCCGCGTCTAGCGGCTATGGGGACTATAGGTATATGCGCATACGCATACCGTCAAGCGCAATTATATGCGCCTACGCATGGCGCTGCCATTGGTAGTTTCGGCTATTCTAAGCGATAGGAGCCAACGACAACCGCGATAATGCGTGTCTCAGAAACCAGCGGATCGCCGTTAAATGCATCAATCGGTGCTTGATATTCGGGGTGGCTGCTTTCAGCTACAAGCCACTTTTTGCCGTCCTCGCCTATAACCAGTTTTTTTACCGTAGCCTCGACCATTCCGTCCAAGCGCCTGCGCTCCACAATTACGCGCTGACCGTTGGCTGGCTCCTTATCCAAGGCATAAACAGACACACAATCAAGCAACGTGCCAGGTGGATAGCGCAGATTCATGCTTTCGCCGTCCACGCGCAATCCAAAGCGATGTGGCGACCTTACCCGCGTTGCTTCTGGGCTGCCAGTGAAGGTAAACCGATCTTCCTCGGCCCATTCCCATGCTTCATGCCACACGCCTGCTGCAACAGAACCACGCACTTCCACGCTCTCCCCCATTGGCACCGCTTGGTCAGCACGCGGTAGGCCAATGAACTCTTGGATGGAGACGCCCGCAAAGCTGGCCAGGATCGCCAAGTTTTCAGGTTCTGGCATAGAACCTGTCTCCCAGCGAGATACCGACCCCTGACTGACGCCAAACAGCTTGGCAAACTGCCCCTGCGTGAGCTGCTTGGCACGGCGTAGCCCAACTATTTTCTTGGCGACAAGTGTTGTCATACCGGTTGCGTAATCGTTGCTGCTCATATTCGCAAACTCGCTAACGCATAGGGCGTTGACATGTCTATGCGCATGCGCATAAATACGCTCCATGTTTCACGCCCGAAAAATCCGCTGCGACATCCTGAAGATAACGCAGGCCCAACTTGCCGGTTGTCTCGGTGTTGATCAAGCCGCCGTTTCTCGTTGGGAGCGGGCGGAAGGTGCTGGCAGGCCCGTCAACATACGCATTCAACTCGCACTTGATGCGCTGGTTATAAAAGCCACTGGCCGGTCGATTGTTGAGCATCAGGCTGCCTTAATCGAACAGGCTGCCGCATGATCTTGAACCCGCGCGCCTCCCACCCAGCGCGCCGGTCGGGCCGGTTGAGCGACCCCCACGGCTCCCGGCCCGTTACTTTCTGCGCCGCCGATCAGGCGGGAGCGTTCCAAGATGTTTTCGTTTTCCACTGGCAATATTTAATACACTAACGGATCAAAATCATGTGCGCTTTTAACAGTATTTTGAGCGATACTTTGCAAGCTCAGAGGCGGTTCTTTCGCCTTTGTGACTCTGCCGGGCTGTCGTTTAAGGCGCTGCACTACGACACCGGCATACCAGTGGCAACGCTACAGTCGTGGGCCAAAGAGACGGCTATGCCACTGGCGGCGCTCAACCGTTTTGCAAAAGCGGGCGTCCCTGATGAGTTGGTTTCTGTCCTGACTGAGCCAGGCGGCAAGGTAATTTGCCATGACGGGCCAGAGGGCGATCTGGACGCGCTGGGCGTGGAAGCTGCCGGCTACGTCAACGAGTGGGCTGCTGTTGTAGCTGGCGGCGACACTGGCGCTGACATTTGCCCAGAAGCCCGCGAACGACTGTCCAAACGCCGCACGCGCCTGCTTGCTGCTGCTGGTGTGCGCTGATGGTTTCTTACACCTTATGGACGCAGCAGGAAGATGCGGCGCTGGCCGACATGATCGCGCGCAACCTTAGCTATAACTCAATCGCCCGCCTGATGGGCCGCACCCAGGACGCGGTGCGCGGTCGTGTGCGCCAGTTACGCAACAATGATCCGCTTGGCGACCGTGCTGCCAATTGGAACGATGAGCGCGATCTGATCCTTTTGAAGATGACGGCAGCCGGTCGAACGCGCGGCGAGATTGCACGCAAGTTTGGCCTGTCTCATCACAGCGTCACCCGCCGACTTGCCCGCCTGCTTGAAGAGCCGACCACGTCAAGGCGCAGTCAACCCAGCCCGGTGCCGCGTGCGCAAACTGGCGGCTGCTTTGAGACAGTTGATCGGCACGCAACCCGGCAATTTGAAAAGCATTTTCGTGAAGTCGCGGCGAGGCGCGGGTGGGCGGTGCGGGAGCAGGACGCTCATGGGCGCTGGTATTTGCCCAGCAAACAGGTGGCCGCATGACCCCTTACGAAAAGCGCCACGCGGTCGTGCATCGCATTGCTGACGCGCACGGCGTCAACCCGGCTGCGATCTATGGCTGGTCAAAGTTTCAGGAAGTTGTGCGCGCCCGCGATGCTGCGATCCGCGCGCTGGCTGCCGAGTGCGGCATGGGGCAGTCTGAGATTGCCCGCTTTCTGGGCTTGGTGCCGAGCAGCGTATGGGCCGCCTTCAATCGGGACAAGAAGCGGCGGCGCAACACTGAGTGGTCGCGGCAGGCACGCGCCCGCAACATGGCGGCGCAGGCATGATTGCGCTGCTGCCCTGGCGCTTGCAGGCGCGTTACCTGAACTTCATCGGCAAGCCGGTCTATGTGATCGCCATGCTCGTTGGGCAGCCGATTGATGATGTGGCGGCGTATCTGTTCCGGCGGGCCGCATGAGCCGCGCCTGGACGCCTGAACAGCTAGACGCGCTGGAAAAGCCGGTGAAGCGCACCCGCGTGGGCAAGGCTATCAAAGGCGGCCCAACTGAGCGCGTCATCCAGCGCGGCATCGTGAAGGGTTTGCGAGAGCGGCATCTGCGCGTGATCCACATTCCCAACGGTGGCCAATACAACGGCGACAGCATCGCCCGGCTGCGTATGGCGATGGCCAAGCGCATGGACGGCGAGGTCGCGGGCTTTCCCGATCTGCTGGTGCTGCGTCCGCTGAAACGCGGCGGGCCAGAAATTGGGCTGCTGGAAGTCAAGCGGGCCGGTGGTGTGCTGTCTGAACGGCAAGTGGCGACACTGGCGCACTTGGAGGCCGATGGGTTTCGGGCGGCGGTTGTTACGTCACTTGATGAGGCTCTTGCTGCGTTGCGGTCTTGGGGGTGGATGTGAGCGGCTTTGGCCAGTTCCGTCCCGATCCGAGCGCCCGTGAAAGCGCACAGATCAAGCTCACCCGCGACCGGGCCAAGCTGGTGGAAGCCCGCTGCGCCTCGCACGGCGCGCATGATCTGAAGGGCTGGCTGAACGGCATTGAAGTCAACGCCTGGGGCAGCACGGATCGCAGCGAGGCGCTGGCAATCATCAAGCGGCAACTGGGCAAAGATGCGTGGCGGCAGGCGCTTGATGTGGTGGTGCTGTTTTGACCGTCGCCGCCGCCTGGTATGCCGCCCGCCGCGCGATCTATAAGCGCGAGGAACGCACCTCTGCACATGATGCGATGGCCAACGCACTGCGCTGCGATTGGGCTGATTGGTGGTCGATGCTGCCGTTCGCGCCGATCCAAGTTGATGGCATGTGGTGGATCGCTGCTAGCGACACGTTGAATATCGACGGCGACATCCTGCTGATCGACGGCGTGTCTGGCGCGATGCGCTGGGCCGACGATGACCGCGCTGTTGGCTTTTGGGGCGGCCACCGCAGCGCCGGTCATCTGCGCGTCTATGCCGATGGCCTGACCCTTGCCCGCGCCTGGGTAAACGAACGCCGCGCCGCCTGGTCACGCATCAAGGCCGCTGGCGAGGCACACCGCACGCCTGAAATGTTTGAACAGGCCGCGCTGCCCGGTTTTGCTATGATCGGCACACCTGACCGCATCGGCAACTTCGCCGCCATCATGGGCGCTGACAGCATTGAAATCGACACGCCAAGCCTGCGCAACCCGCTGGCCGACGCGATTTTGAAGGCCGCCAGACTGCCGGTTGTGCGCGTGCGCAAGCCGGAACTGGTGGCCGCCTGAAATGGATGATGGGGACGATATGAACGCTCATTTTCATCAATGGGGCGCAGACGCCAAGCAGCAGCCTGTTGGCGGCCTTGACCTGATCGACGTGGGAAGCTGGGAAGGCGTTACCCTGCCAGAGCGCGAGTGGGTGGTGCCTGGCTGGATTTTGCCGCGCGCCGTGACCCTGATTTCAGGCGCGGGTGGCACCGGCAAGTCGCTGCTGATCCAGCAATGGTTATCGGCAATTGCGCTGGGCGATGGCTTCATGGGAACGCGCGGCACTGCCCCGGTGCCGGCGCTGTACGTCAATTGCGAGGATGACGCCGAGGAACTGCAACGCCGCCAAGCAGCCATCGCCAAGACGTTTAACCGGCGCATGGCATCCTATGCTGGCCAGCTTCATCTGGTTGCGCGCTTAGGCATGGACAACCCCATCGGCGTGATCGGCGACGACGGCAAGTTTAAGCCCAACCAGTTTTTTGACGACATCCGCGATGCCGCGCTGTCAGTCGGCGCAAAGGTGATCGCGCTCGACAACGCCATGCAACTCTATGTCGGCAACCTCAACGATCCGCGCGAGGTGACGGTGTTCTGCAACGCGCTCACCCGCTTGGCGATTGAAACGGGCGCGGCTGTGATTCTCGCCGGCCACGTTGCCAAGGCGCAGGGCAGTGAGTTTGCCGGCACGATGGCATGGGAAAACGCGGTGCGTATGCGCCTCTTCCTCAAGCGCGAACTGGATGAAAAGGGCGAGGAAGTAGAGGACAGCGACCGCCGCATCCTGACACGCGGCAAGGCCAATAGCGCGCGTAAGGGTGAGCGCCTTACCATGATGTGGCATGAAGGCGCGTTTCACGATGAGAGCCAGATCGCCGGCACTGAGGGTCGTCTGGTGCAGGAAGAAGTGGCGTTCCTGCGGTGCCTGGATGCGGTCACTGAACAGCGCCGTCACGTCTCGCACATGCCCGCTGCCAACTTCGCCCCAAAGGTTTTTGCCGCAATGCCGGAAGCGTCTGGCGTGTCTCGCAAGGCGCTAGAGCAGGCGATGGAACGGCTCTTTGCCAGCAAGGAAATCGTGGCCAATGAAGAGCTATGGCGGGACGAAAAGAAGCGCCGGATGACCTACGGATTGGCCCGAAACAAGGCCGCCCAAACCCCGCCCAAACCCAAAAGCCCCGAAACTGACATAGACGCTGTTTTTGAGGATAAAGTAGCTATGTTTCAAGAGTTTGCGCGCACTTCTTCAAGCGCCCAAACCACTGCCCAAACCCTGCACCAAACCCCGCCCAAACCCCGCCCAAACCCCGCCCAAACCCGCCCACACACCCCCCTATATACTACGTATATATCCGGTGGGGCCGATGGCACCCCCACCGGAGAAGCAGATTACGATTTGGAAGCTGGGCCGCAGCCGTTGCCGGATGACGATGGCTACCTCGCCGCAGTGCAGGCCGAGCTTAACGATGTGCCTTGGTATGCACCCGATGACCTGACCGAGTTTGACAACCAAGAACCGCTGATCTGATCGCCAACCAGCTTAGGAGTTGCACCGATGCCGAAAGCCAAGCGCAAAGCCACGCCGCAACCGATTGGCGACTTCGTTGATCAGATCAGGGCAGGGGAGGGCTTCACCGATGCCCGCGTGGTGATGATGCCCGGCGAGGTAAAACGGGAGGCGCTGAACACCAAACGCCGCGCTTGCCCGGCCATGCGGTGGTCTTGGCTGTCTGTGGATCAGCGGGGCATCTTGGTGCTGTTCGCCCAGGCCGCCGATGACGCGGGCTATGGCACCGTTCGCAGCGCGCTGTGTGAGCCGACAGGCGAGGGCATGGGCAACAGCGCAGAACGCCTGTTTGCACGCCGGCAGCGTTACGCCGCAATGCGCAACGCCTGCCGTGACCAGGCGGCCATGATCCTGACGTGTGAGGCGCTTGATCCGCCAGACCGCGAGACGTTTGATCAGACAGCGCGGCGGCTGTGCGTTGGCAGTCGGGATGCAGCACGGTTGCGGGCGCAGATGCAGATCGGCTATGTGGCGGATGATCTTCTGGCGTGGAAGGTGATGGGTGAGAGGAATGTGGCGTGAGTAAAAACGTCGAACGCAATGACGCCATTGTTGCGGCCTTCAAAGCCGGCGCATCGTTTGCTGAAATTGGGAGGCAGTTTGGTGTAAGCTCTTTGCGCGCAAAGCAGATCATCGAACGCCGCCGCAAGGTGGAAGCTATTGCAGCAGAGGGTCACGGTTTAGGAATTAGGGCGCGCAACGTATTGCTCAACGAAGGTTTTGCAATTGATGATTGGCGGGGCATACTAGGTCGGTCAGCTAAGGAATGGTTGAACACCCCTAACGTTGGCCGCAAGTCTTATGCCGAAATTGTTGCACACTGTCACCGCTTGCGCGACCGCGCTTGACGACCCGCGCGGCAGATGATAAGAAACAGCTATTGATTGTAGCTGCGCCTAGCGCACTTAGTTAAGTGAAGCCCCTGCACCTCGCCCGGTGTGGGGGTTTTTCTTTAGGCTTCCCCTCACGGGGCGCTGGCCACGACACAAGCCCATAGCATCAGATGGCCAGCGATATGACCGCAGCAACCGAGCGCGTTCGTGGAAGAGCATGGCAGCGCATCCGGCGCGAGGTGCTGATGGCTGAACCGCTGTGCCGCATCTGTCTGGCCAGTGATCGGGTGACGGCAGCCGCTGAAGTCGATCACATCGTGCCGTTGCACCTGGGTGGTCACGCAACCTGGCGGGGCAATCTGCGGGCGCTGTGCCGTCAATGCCATGTGGACGTGACGAACGAGGCGATGGGGCATCGGGTCAAGGTTGAGATCGGACTTGATGGCTGGCCGGTGTGACCGGGGGGGCTAAATCTTCCCAGATTTCAAAGCCGGAAAC